TAACATCACCTAATCTCTGGCTATAATCAGCTAGACCTTCACGCTTTAATTGCTCCGATTTGAGGAATAGGTCACGCTCCACTCCTGCCTTAGCCTGTAAGCCACCTAATTCGCCTTGTAAAAGCTGCTGCCCGGCTGTTGCACCCTTGACCCCTGCCCGAGCTAAAGCCGCCTGTAAGGCTCTCTGAGAGGTTTGTGTGCTACGGTCAATACCTTGGAAAGCCGCTGCCCTTTCGGCTTCAACTTCCTGACGAGATAGACCTTGCTCTGAAATATCTTTAAATCTTTGCAAAGTATCCTGAACTTCGACATCTGTACCTAAACGACCAAGACCCTCTTCACCGAGTAGACCTTCCGCAAATTTTGCGCCCTTATACATTTGCTGCTCTGTGCCAGATAGGCGTTTCATTGGATCGTCAATACGAGATTGTAATGAACCTTGCTCTTTTAATAATCTTTGCCTATCAGTATCGAGTCTTTTAATTTGGGCTTCTAACTCACTTCTTTGGGCTTGTTGTTCTTCTGAAAAACCGTACCCAAATTTATTCTTAACAGTACCTCGCATAGAAGATAGTTGTTTTTGGAAATCAGAAATTTGTTGATCATAACCGCCTCTCTCAGCTTGAATTGCTGCAAGCCGTGCCTTATCCGCCGCTGTAGCCTCGGCAAAACCATAAGACTTGGCTAGATTCTCAGTTACCTTACTGGTTCTAGGTACAACTTGTGCTCCGGGTTTTTTGCTATCTGTAGCCATTTGATATATCTCCTATCTTAATACTCTAATTTTTGCTGTAACCGCATTAGAGCCATGATTCTTAAAACTAATATAGTTAGTAGTCCAAGCAGTATCTCCGGCGGTTATTAATCCATTTCCTGTTTGAAAAACTATTATATACTGAGTTGGTAATATTTTCAACTCGTTACGAATATTATTTTTTTCTTCACCTGCCGCGAGGCTAATCTCAACCAGAAAAGAGTCGAAATTGTCCTCAAACTTAAGGTTTCTTAAACCAGTAGACAACTCTTTAGTTAACTGACTGATTTTATTAATTAATTCTAATCTACCAAACTTAGCCATCTATTATTCCTTAATATTTGGGCTGTAAGGTGTCACAATTTCCAGTTCATATCCTGAAATAAGTACGTTCTCCTGCAATATGTCATTACTAAATTTAAGTTGATGAGATCGCACCTTCTTAGAAGCTAATTTGTTCTTGGCTCCTTTAAGCCGGGCTCCGCCCCAAGGTACAACACCCCATCCGCCATTACCCCATCCTTCGGCACCACCGGAGAAATCAATTGTAAATTCCCCTACAATTGTATCTGGATCAAAATTGTGCTTGGCTTGTACGGTTAAGTCAAAGGCGTTTCCTTCAAAAGAAGCCAAAGTACTATCTAGTGCATGGATTTTAATTCTTAAGAATTTCTTCCATACAGACGGATCGCCCAATGTTTCCCAATGAGTGTTGTATTCAAAAGTTATACTTGCCGTGTGGTCAGAGTAGTCAAATTCGGTACCAGTGTTGAGTAGTCTGATTAGTTGGGAATTGGGAGTACTTCCACCACTTGTACTTCTTCTCATAAAGTGAAGCTTATTATTGAAATCTACAATTCCACCCATAAAGTTATAATTATCCCACTGCAGCCAAGCATTTCGGAAATAATCAAAAACATATATTTCAGTTGTGGCATCATTTGCCGATATGGCGTTTCCAGATGCCTGATTTAATTTGGGTAAAAACAATAAGTACTTATCCTCTGACCGCCAGTTAAAGCCTACTGCTTGGCTAAAGTCGTAAGAAGCTCTAGACCCAAAACGCGGCTCAATCGCGGCTCCTACTTCTTCAAGACCGTTCTGTTGCGATATGGCATAAACACCTTCTCTGGATAAAAAGAATACTCTAGACTGTACTTCCTGAATACTATGGTGCGCTATACAACCAATGCCTTCATTACTCGCCCTACTGACAGTAAATTCATCAACACCAAAATCACCATTAACCGCATTAATACGCTCTCTTTCAAAAACATATAAAAAAGAGTCTTGAGCATATAAACCTGTCACTGGTCTATCAACATCAAAAGACTGATCTGCAGGCGGAAAGTATTCTGGTGACTCAATATCAGAGTAGTAAACAGTGTTGACTGAATCAATGTTACCAGAAAGAACAAGCTGACCGCGCCATGCAATCATATACTTACAAACTGGCGGCAGACCATGTGGCTTGATTGGTTCTACTAATTGTATATTTCCCTGTAGATTTGTATCAGAAGTAGTATCAACAAAAACCTGAGTATCATTATCTTTATCGTTAACAACTTCACCAGTAACATAAAATAAACCCGGAACACCAGAGGCAGCAAAGTCAATAGTTCTATAAACTATAATTTTAATATTTGAAATAATCGCATTATCTGCAACAGTGACAGCATCGCCATCAACAGTAATGCTTGTATCACTACTGGCTGTTACCTTTCTTTGAACAATTGTACCACTAACTGAATCATCAATATAGACAAAATCACCAACCTTGAGCGGATTGCCAGAGTCAACAGTGATGCTATTTACTGTGGTTTGTGCGCCATTTACTGTAGCCTGATCTATATTGAATCCGTCGTTTGTTATGGTTCCGGAACTTTCCTTTAAATTATGCACAGTGACATCAATATCATGTGTAGAACCTGCCGTATTTGTAAAATCATACGCTGCACTTAATTGTCCTGTTATAATGTTTTCTTTAGCATCTTTATACTCAAAAACAGTTTTATAATTAACCTGAGCGTTATGGGCTAGAGCAGTACCGGCACCATTAGTTGCAACAGTATTTATCTGAGATTGAGGCAATCCTGCGCGATATACTTTGTTACCGTCAAATTTACACATTTTATCGTAACCATTAGATATATAGAGAACATCATTTAACTGACTAAATGTAGCATTCTCAAAAGATGCATCTGTTCTTTTAGCCCAGTGCAAATTAAACGGGGTTGTTAAACCAGATGGAGTATCAATCTTCGACCAGTAATGAACAGTAATTGCTGTACCTGTAGAGGCTACTGTCTGGTCAATAACTGTAGGTATGAACGCTGCCTTTTCGCTTCCTGCCGTCGATGCGCCAGTACAAGAGAAATCTGTTAATGCATTAAGGTTTGTGACTAGCGTACTAACGGTCATATCTCCGGCATCGGTACCATCACCTAAAATTTGTGTACTAACAACAACACCAGACTCACTAACAATAAATTCCCAATTACCGCTTGTGGCATTTAGCTTAATTGAGTACGTGGCTGTTTGGGTGCCAGTATAAGTAAGAGTAAAACTATCTATTAACTTTTCCCATAAGTCCTGACCAACGCCGATAAGACGCTCATTGACCGCACCTGTGTTAACATCTGTATCTTCCCATACAGCCAAGCCATTAGCTACAATATCGCCAGAACCTTGATCACCACGAACAAGATACTGATATCCTCTTCTTTTTGATAGGGCTCCTGTATCTCGAAACTCCGCATTAAGAACACTAGTTGCAGCGTTCTGACTACGGATAAGATCAGAACTTCTCAGGTCAAGCCCGGCAAAATTTTGAAAGTATTTCTGTAGTATATTTCTTACAGCCATTAAAACATCCAATCTTCGCTATCATTTATCTCGGCGATTTCTACAATGTCATCGGATAGTTCTGCATAAGAATCTAAGATATCTGCTTCAAGCTCGGACAACTCGGCAAAAGCCTCTTGACTGTCAACACTAGAATCTCTTTTAAGAATTTTAAATTCAACATACGCCTGAATATAGCGTTCTACTTCTGGTGTCCACTCTAAATGGGTTGTACTATAATCACCAGAAACAACATAGTCACCATCTGCTAACGCGGAACCAAGCTCCAAAGAACCACTAGAATCAATACTAATACGAGCATCCCCACTTCCGGCTCCTGTTGTTATTGTGTCCACCTTAATATTAGCAATCTTTTGAACACCATGCTTATCTACGATTGTTATATAACTTCTTTTGTTAAGAAAGTTAAGATCAGCATTTTGACCATTTACAAAACTAATATCTAAATAGGTAGGTGCAGTAGTGCTATCATAACCAGAAGCAACAATTGTCCCTCTTCTCTTATCTAGGTTTTTTGGTCGGCGAATATGCGTTACGCGATATTTACCATTAGAATCTGTTGGCGTAGGTAAAACATAGAACTTACCCGCCCTTATAAAGTAATAATCTGGGTAACCATCAGCACCTGTATAGCGATTATGGTGAGAAGTAGGACGAAGAGGGTAGTAGTCATCCGTCTGACCAGTACTGGAATATTCGATTGATGAGACGTAGTTCTTGAGATACGAATTAAAGAACAGCGAATACGATTCTGTGTCACTACTAGCATTAATCGTTTTCTCTTCGGCAAAAACTTGTTTATGAAGACCAACAATTTTGCTATGAAGACGATTCTGCGCCTGATTAATGAATTTAACCAATTCTTCATCACTTAGTCCTATGGTTGCATCAAATTCCTCGTTCTCGGTACTTTCGCGAACCTCGTCTATGATGGCATTAATATATTTGCTCATTTATTAATCTCTCTTCTTTTTAGGTTTTTTCTGCCCAACAAAACCTTCTGTATATCCCATATCTTGTTGCTTTTTTCTGTTAGAGTTTAATCCTAAAATTCTTTGAATAATACTTTTCTTTCTAAGTTCTTTTTTATTTTTCACTAAAGCCTCACTTGTAATCTTCTACTTAAGTTTCTTGAAAAAGCCTGACCCAATCCCGCCATAGCGCGCTGTATTCTGTCACCCTTCTCACCTTCTATCTTTGCAAAAGCTTCCTGCTTGTCTGCCTCTGCTTCATATCTTGCAGCCTTTCTAGCCTGTCTTGCCTTAATAGCACCAAGAGTACCACCAATAACAGCACCTACTACCATTCCGGGTGCGCCGCCAATTGAACCACCCATAGATGCGTATTTAAGAGTGTTAGAGGCTACCTGATCTGATGTACTGGTCTTATTTTCACCAAGACCTAAGGCACTTCCTGCAAGCTCAGAGTAATTAAGGATTTTAGATGCGGTATCTGCCCCGCCAGAATCGCCTCCGGACGTATTTTCTTTAGTAGAGCTATTGGCTTGTTTTGTTATTCGCATAGAAGCCTGATTTTTTCTGATTTGCTTGGCTATTTTAGGTTTATTATAAGGTGATGCAGAAGAATATTGTTCTTTAAGTTTTTTATCTTCATCTTCATAATAACCTAAGCCAGAGCCTCCGCCCGCACCTGTCATTTTATTTCCAAAACCCATATCACACCTTTATAATAGTATAAGTTAAAGTAGCGGCATTGCCAGTACTTGTAGTTGTGTAGTCTAATGTTCCGGCATCGTTGGTAAAAGTAACACCTACATCATCACCAGTTAGTTCTTGTACTAAATTGGTTCCATCCTCATCAAAAATAACCTGACCGAATTGTACATCACCGTTTCTAACAATTTTAAAGAACATAAATATTGTCTCATCTGTACTAACCGTTGGTAGGTTTGGGACCGCTGCAGCCACACTAGTGTTATCTGCTAAGGTAGCGGTTCCTTTCACGTAAAGTGTGTCCTGTAAAAGAACTCGATCCTGACTGTCTACTTTGGCGATATTTACGTCACCATCATCTGCGGCATTTCGCCCTGTGAGGTAAGTGTTTTGCTTTAGCTTGGCTGCCGCGATTTCGGCACCAAACTCTAACCTATCACCACCATTAACCCTTACAATATTTACATTTCCTGTGCCTAACTGGTCTGTAGATGTAATATAAGTGTTGTTGCTCATATTAAGAACGTCTATATCTGTTTCAATTTCTACCTTGTTAGTAGCCGAGAGCTTAAGTATAGGTATAGTAGAACTAGTATTACTTAAAGAATTTAAAGAGCCATTATTGTTAAGCAAAATCTTAGTATCATCGACAGCCTCCGGCTCAATAGCGTTTGTGTCAATTTTTCTACCGTTGCCGTTTCCTGTGTGATCGTGTTGAGCTAGTAGCTTAAAGGCTAGGTCTCGAAGGTTAATTGCCCAATCCGTATCACCTTGTGCCGGAAGTTGGACTTGAATATCTGCGGCGGTCAAACCGGGTAGTACTGAGAATGCGATATGCGCCTCCTATGGTTAAGTAAATCTTGTTGTTTCTTTGGTGTAGTTTAGTTCCTCTAAAATTGCGTAAGTTTGAGCTGCTCTTAGAGTACCTGCCGATCTATTAAATTGAGCAGTTATTGTAGATGCTGTCGCCGTAAAAATTACGCTATTAGAGAGAACATGTTCTTCTGTAATAGCTGAATACTGCTCAGCCTGCACTTTCAAGATAATAGATGAATCATGGGTCATCTCTATACTAAATGAAGTAGTGTTCGTATTGGAATCCATATCCATCGAGCAAAGTAACCTATACGTCTTCCCAACTACCAAGTTATTAAATGCAAGGTCTGTTAAGGCTTGTGAACTTGTTTTATCAGAAGCTAGGTTTTTCTTCTGAAAGTAGTTCATCGGAACGGCTGCGAGGAATTCGGCATTCGCTGCTCGGGCAGAGATTGTTATCCCGCCTGTTCTTGAAGCTGCGCTACTCTGTTCAAAATAGATATAATCACCTGCATCAAGCTTAATTTCTTGTGATAAAAACGCTATATAGCCACTTGAATCTTGCCTATACTCTGCCAAAATGTTTCCAGAGCTATCTTTAATACGTAGCCTTTCACCCGCATTACTAACGCCGAGAGCCGAAACATCAACAACAACGTCTTTCTTGGCTACAAGTCTTGTCTCAGTAGTATCATTCCATTCAATTAATTGAGAGCCTGTTAAGGGAATAAGTGAAGTATTAAAAGTATCTACCGCACCAGTTGAGTCCCAAAAATTAGAAGTTTCCATGTCTGTTGGTCTAAAATACTCGCTAACAGCTTTCGCAGGGGTTACAACGTGTTCGGCTTCCCACCGTTCTTCGATGTTTAAGTAATGAAACCTTGCATCACTTAAAAGAGTCCCACCGTTTACTCTTGACCTAAATGTAATAGCATCGCCCGCACTAAACTCTCCAAGAGACGAGACATAGGCTCCCTGAATAACGTCCGTCCCAACAAAATCGCTAATCTTTTTATACCTAGTGCCGTTTAGGTACATTTCAAGCTGTCGGTTAGTCGATGCTGTAAAATGCGCACTTGCTTTTAGCTTTATAATTGATTGATTGTTTTGAACTGTATAGGTCGTACCGTCAAAAGCCCCATTGGTATCAATAGTTTCGGTAAAATCTATGTTTGTATTATCGGCAGATATTGAGGTTCCGCCATTTCCTTCGCCTTGAACGGACGAGATTTCACTTAAATTTTTATAAACAAACGGATTCGTACTAAACTCAATGTCATCAACAATGAAAACTTTAGACGAGTTACCAGTGACAACTTGAAAACCATACCTTAAGGCAGTATCCGAGCTTGGCACAAAAACACTTGTACTAAACCTAGTCGCAGTTGAAGCTGACTTGATGTACTCATCCGATTGGGTTAACTCATTATCATCTTGATCTAAAACAAAGAAACGAATATCGTCATCATCTCCATTATATGTGTAATAGAAGGTAATACCAATGAAGTTGCCTCTCTGCTTAACATCTAAGGCGATATCAGTATCATTTAAAAAGAAGTCATTATCCGAAGATGCGCCCATTGTATACTTTAATGATCTATCGCCCGAGATTTGTGAACTTTCTTCATCAGCCAGAGTACCATCTAGAGTCCCAGTGCCCGCTGCATCTGGTGACGCATTTTGACCAGAAGTAAAGTTACTAGATGTATTGGTTTCTAAGTTCTCTTGAAAAAAGATATCGTAAGAACCTGCACCTGATCCGACTTGTTGCCACGCAGTACCGTCATATCGCCAAAGACCCTCAGCCCGAACGGTGCCGTCAGCATACTGTAATTGTCCCTGAGTAGGATTGCTAGGATCGGCACTTACTGGTTTAAGTCCGATTCCCGTAATAAATTGTTTAATACTAAATGACATTAAAATACTCCTAAATATAGCGAAAAGCCAAGAAAGGTTAATAAAGCAGTAAATGAGCTAATTATAGCACATAAACTAGCCATTTTACCATAGTCAGGCTTAATTATTATGTATTCTTGTTTAATTTTAATAGGTTGGATTTCGGGCAAGCCATGCTCATGTACTGAAGTCTCTACTTCTCTGTACAAATTTGATGACTTAGCCCTTATAACTGTATCGCCGCGTAATTCCCAATCTGAGGGACTAATACCTTTTAATTTCTTGCGATCGTGGTCAGTAATCTTAACTACTTTTCCTTTAGCTAGGAGTGCATCCAGATTAGATGGATTTACATAAACTCTAGCACCTTGCTGATCTTTAGAAAAAACTGCATAAACTTCTTTTTTATTTTTATACATTTAGTAAGTCCCTCTTAATAGGATTAAACAGTTGTTGTCATTGCTCTAAACTTAATATCTCCCGAAGAAAATCCGGCTACGTT